CCAGCCTATGTTCGCACCATATCCATCAGATCAAACATTTTATATGTATCATAATGATTTTTTTACATATAACTCTGGTGATTGGACTATAACAACTACTGAGGCTGGTACTGGTAGTGCTACTGAAGCTGTGACTTCATCAGCAGGAGGAGCTTTATTGCTTACTAATGCTGCTGGGGATAACGATTTAGACTTTTTACAATTAAAAGGTGAAGGTTTTAAATTAAGCACAAGTAAAAAAGCATACTTTTCTGCTAGATTCAAAGTAAATGACGTAGACCAATCAGATTTTGTTATGGGTTTAGGTATAACAGATACAACACCTCTTGATACTACAGACGGTGTTTTCTTCATTTCTGCAGACGGTGACGCAGGTTTGGATTTCTTAGTTGAGAAAGATAACAGTGCAACGACCACAGAAGATGTAGCAACTATGGCAGATGATACATTTATCACAACAACTTGGTATATTGATCCAGACGCTTCAAAAGTATATTACTCAATAAACAACGCTGCTCCAGTTGGTGTTGCAATCACTAACTTACCAGATGATGAGGAATTAACCGTATCATTTGGTATTCAAAATGGTGAAGCTTCGGCACAAACTATGACTATTGACTACGTTGTAGCAGCAGTAGAAAGATAGGAGTAAACAATGGCAGATACAGTAACTTCGCAAACTATACAGGATACTGATAGAGTAGCGATTCTAAAGTTTACTAATGAATCTGACGGTACAGGAGAATCTTCTGTAAAAAAAGTTGATGTCTCTGCACTACAGCCTAATGATTTAGGCGTATCTTGCACAAGCGTATCTATAGCGCGTATATACTGGGCAACCAGAGGTATGGGCGTAGATATAGAGTTTGATGCTACAACTAATGTTTTAGCTATTCCATTACCAGCAGATAGCACGGGTGATGAATACTATGATGATAGATTTAGCGGTATTCCAAACAACGCAGGATCAGGTGTAACTGGTGATATTGACTTTACAACTGTTGGACACTCAAGCGGTGATGCTTATTCAATAATACTTGTTTTGAATAAGAATTATTAATGAATGGCAGAGTACAAAGGCAAAACCGTAACTCTTAATAGACCTAGGGCTCTTCGTAAAGGAGAGCCTGGTTATGGTAAAAAAAGAAAAGTAGTTTTTGTTAAAGGCTGTAGTAGTAAAAAATCAAGGGTAAAACGCATTACTTTTGGTGACGCCAAGCTAGGTATGCATAAAAATAATCCCAAACGTAAAAAATCGTATTGTGCTAGAAGTAAAGGTATGAGTGGTACAACTGACAGATGTAGTGCTAACTACTGGGCTAGACGAGATTGGGATTGTTAAATGGCTAAAAAAAATAAAAATAAAAAATCAAAAAGCGGTGGCAAAATATGTCCAGAAGGTATAGCTTGGGCAAAAAGAACCTTTGATACATATCCTTCAGCTTACGCAAATATGGCTGCATCAAAGTATTGTAAAGATCCCAACTATGCGAAAAAAGCCAAAGGCGGTAAAAGAAAAGGTAAAAGATTTGGTGGCCCCATCAGAGGTCAGGGTATAGTCATGCAAGAAAGACTTAGATAATGGGACAATTAGCTGAGTGGAGAAAACAAAACTGGGTTCGTATAGGAACAGATGGATCTATTAAAGGACCTTGCGGCACTAGTAAAGATAAAAAAAATCCAGATCGTTGTTTGCCAAAAGCAAAAGCACAAAGTTTAAGTAAAGCAGAAAGAGCAAAAACTGCAAGAAAGAAAAAAGCAGCAGGCAGAAAAGGTAAAACTGTTGTAGCTAATACTAAAAAAGCTAGAGTTTCATTAAAAGGAGGAAACAAAGTGACTAAAAAACTAAAACCAATACCGCCAGGCAACAAAGGATTGCCAAAATTACCAAAAGAAGTTCGTAATAAAATGGGTTATTTTGTTGATGGTGGTCGTGCACAAAAAAAGAATGGTGGCAAGATAGCTAGAGGTTGTGGTAAAGTTATGTCTAACAGGCGTAAATTTACAACAATTAGTTAGGAGATAAATATGCCAAAATCAAAAGTTGATCCAAAAATGCAAGCAAGATTGGATGCAAAAGTTAGACCAGACGAGCCAGTAAAGGAAGATCGTATTTACATAAATATGAAACCAAAAAAGAAAGCTCCTGCAAAAAAAACCACAAAAAAGAAACCAAGTAAAAAGTAAGGAGTACTATTATGCCAGGCAAAAAAAATTCTAAATACGGTAGTATGATGAAAAAGTCTAAAGGCGGCATGATGATGAAAAAATCCAAAGGCGGTTCACTCATGAAAAAGTCTAAAGGTGGATCATTAATGAAAAAGTCTAAAGGCGGCTCACTCATGAAAAAGTCTAAAGGCGGAAGCATGATGAAGAAATCTAAAGGCGGGTCTTTAATGAAAAAATCTAAAGGCGGAAGTATGATGAAAATGTCTAAGGGTGGATCAGTCATGATTGCAGGCAACGCTAATAGAAGAAGAAGCAAGTTCTAAAGTGTCGTATTTAATAAGTAATATCCCACATTTTAAATGTTGGGTTAGGAGAGAGTTTACGCACAATCATGAAGATTACCAAGGTGAATATTTGCATGCTTTGGCAATAGCAGTTAATACAATACCTGATAGGTCTTTAAGTTTCCAAGTAGTTTTTACTGGAGAGGAAACAAATTGTGAAGATTGGGACGAAGGAAATATCCATGGTGGTGCTATGTGGGCTCGAATGCCTATCCAGGGGTTAGTTGCGGATATACCTATGGACGATTTCCCTAGGCCTATGGAGGACCATCTAGCACAGCCTTGGGATTGTGAAGCCAGAGATCATAGTGTTGTTGTAATGGATAGAGTTAGTTCTTCACCTTGGATTGCAAAAATTAATGGCGATTTTTACCAAGCAAAATATTTATTTACCGTAGATTACACAAATACAGATATTGCTGATGACCCTGCACAACATAAACAAAGTCATGTATTATATATAACTGAAGATTGTGAATGGAAAGGTAACTTAGTTGCTTTGCCTAATAACAGAGTAAGAGCTACTAGCCCTGCTTTATGGGTAACAGGTGAAGGACCTCCACAGTTTAAGCCTTCGCAGTGGAAACACTCAGCTGAAGGACATGAAAGTTATCTTGATCCATCAATAACTTTTAATAATTTATATGAGGACTAATTATGGCAGAACTAAGCGTAGCAGCAAAAAGAAAACTAATTAAAGAACTTAAGGGAGCTTCTAGGTTACATGCTAAACAAGCAAAGCAAATAGAAAAATCCTTAAAAAAGACTAAAAAGAAAAAATAATGGCTACCTCAAGTAGTACAGATTTTGAACCAAACGTAGCTGAGTTTGTTGAAGAAGCCTTTGAAAGGTGTGGTTTAGAATTAAGAACTGGATACGATCTTAAAACTGCACGAAGATCTATAAATCTTATGTTAGCTGAATGGGCTAACAGGGGATTAAACCAGTGGACTATAGAACAAGCCACACAAACAGTTACAGAGGGCACAACAGATTACTCTTTGAACTCTAATGTTATTGACATTTTAGACGTTGTTCTACGTAGAACAATTAACCAAACACAAACTGATATAAGTGTAAATCGTATTAGTAGATCAGAATATATAAACATACCAAATAAAACTACTAAAGCTAGGCCATCTCAATTTTTTCTTGATAAATTATCCACACCTACATTAAAAGTATGGCCAGCGCCCGAAAACTCTACAGATATTTTGGTATTTAATAAAATAGTTAGAATGGATGATGCAGATAAGCCAACAAATACTATGGATATGCCATTTAGATTTTATCCTTGCTTTGCAGCTGGATTAGCCTACTACATATCACTAAAAAGAGCTCCAGAAAGAACATCACAGTTGAAAGCTTTATATGAAGAAGAATTTGAAAGAGCTATGTCTCAAGATGAAGATAGAGCCTCATATAGAGTTAGACCAGATATAAGGATGAATTGATGGCTTACGCATCTGGTAAATTTGCAAAAGCTTTATGTGATAGATGTGCTTTTGAATACAAATTAAATGATTTAAAAGAAGAATGGAATGGCTTAAAAGTATGTCCAAATTGTTATGAGCCTAAACATCCACAACTAGAACCTTTAACTGCTACAGCTGATCCAGAGGCTTTATACAAGCCAAGACCTAATAACGACCAGGAAGAAGGTGAGGGTTTTGTGGTCGTAGTAAGTTCTAACATATTTAAACCAGATTTTTTAAACCCAGCGACACTACCAGCTAACTTTACGGTTGATAAGATGACAGGTGGCGTTGGTGAGGTTACAATAGTTATATCATGACTTTAGCAGAGTTAAAAACTTTAATACAAAATTATACTGAAAATACAGAAACCACTTTTGTAAATACATTAGATGACTTCATAAAAAATGCAGAGGAAAGAATATTTGAATTAATACAATTTGATTATTTTAGAAAAAATGTTACAGGAACTCTAACTACTGGAAACACATACTTAACTGCGCCTACTGATTATCAATTAAGTTTTTCACTAGCAATTATAGATAGCAGTGGAGATTATCACTATTTAGATAAAAAACACGTGACTTTTATGCGTGAATACTCTGTAGATCCAACAGATTCAACAGCTAGAAGCAGACCTTTATATTATGCAGATTTTGACAAAGATTTATCTACAGCTTCTGACAACGGCTCTACGTTAATCGTAAGTCCTGTTCCAGATGCAGACTATAACGTTGAATTACATTATTTATTTAAGCCAAACTCTTTAGTGACAGACACAACAGGTACTTGGCTTTCTAATAATGCAAGAAATGCTTTGCTTTACGGTAGTTTAGCTGAGGCATATATATTTATGAAAGGTGAAAATGATTTAACACAGCAATACGAACAACGTTTTGCTAATGAAATTACAAGGTTAAAAAACCTTGCAGAAGCTCGCGGAAGAAGAGACGAATATCGTTATGACTCTCTAAGATCGCAAGTTTCGTAACATAGGAGAGAAAATGTCTAATACTATTTTTCAAGGTAAAAACATGCCTAATAGTCAAGATCATGTAAGTGAAGCTAGATTATACGCATGGAATTTATTAAAAGATTATTTAGAAGAGTGTATTCAAGAAAATATTGACCCCTGTTCTGAGGAATTATTGGAGCAAATGAATATTTGGGAAACTGAATATGATAAAAAATGCGATAAATATTATTCTGAAGGCAGGTTTCAAAATGGGTAAACAAAATAAAGATTTAATTCAAAAACTCAAAGGTAAATCAGTTGCTATAGTTGGTATGGGTAAAAGCTGGTTTGATTATAATTTAGCAAAATCACACGGCGTACATTTTGATGAAGTTTGGGCTATAAATGGCGTAGCTTCTGTCATTTATCACGATAGAGTATTTATGATGGATCCTGCATCCAGATTTTTAGATACAGATGATGCAGGAGGACAAACTAAAAGTATGGCAGATATGTTGCAAGAACATAAAGGTCCTATATATACGTGTGAATTAGATGATAGATGTCCTGGTTTAGTTGAGTATCCTGTAGAAGAGGTAATTCAAGACCTGAACTGTTATTACTTAAATAACACAGTTGCCTACGCAATAGCTTTTGCGTTATGGAATGAAGTATCAGTTTTAAAAATGTTTGGTGTAGATTTTTCATACAAAGGAAATTTACATTTTGCGGAAGCGGGTAGAGGTTGCACTGAGTTTTGGCTAAGTAAATGTATATCAGCAGGTATGCAAGTAGAGGTAGCACATACATCAGGCTTACTTGATACAGACGTTCCAGCAGAACAAAAACTTTACGGTTATCATAGACTGGCAAACCCTTTGGTGGTAATGGCAGATGAAAATGGATTAAAAGTAGAAAAAATTAATAATCTAAATATTACAAAAACATCACAACAACCTGTTCTTATAGATCGTAACGATTCACACCTAAAACCACCAGAGCCAAATACATGGTAGATTCTATTACACCAGCAGGTATGCCTGGATTAGGTATAATAGAGGCAAAAACATCTAATTATGG